TGACCCAAGGTCTATATATTGAAATTGATTTGGAAGATGCGGCGCGTTGTATTAAACAGCTTGATTCTGTCAACCGTCATCGCAGAATGCAACAGAATCCCTTGGTTCAAGGTTCTGATGCCGCTGGCACTTCTTTCGCTGCCGATGGCACCACTGCTGGCGGAACTAATTTCACCGAGATTTTCTTGGCGAAAGATAATAACATGCTGACCGTTGATGATTGTCCCTTCGTAAAGGGGGAAGTCATTGGCATCTGTTCCAAAACCGACCCTCCCGCAACTGCCCGATTAACTATTGGGGGAAATGCGCTCACTGATGGAGATGTCGTGATTACGGATATATCAATTGATGGTGGATTTGTTAAATTAACTACAACTTCTTTCAGAAATAATGAAGCGGGTGTCGCCGCCGCCCAAGGTGGTGTGGAGATTACTTCAAGAAACTTCGTCGTATATTCGCGGGCGGTTGATAAGAGAACAACGAGAAACAATGACACATCGGTTCAAGTCATTGCGCCAATCACGGCATATCAACCATCATACACATTAACTGATTTGCAGATAGTTTGCCAGAAGATTGAATGCGATCCCAGATATGAAGAAGGCATGATTTGTAAATTAAGAGAAGGAGGATCAATTGATTTTGATATTCTATCCACGACAAACATTAAACATTCTCTCTTGAAAACCAATCGCAATGCAACGGTAAATCTTGATAGTTCAGCAACTCGGGCGAAATGTTGCTTGGTTGTTCCAACTGACGCATCGGTCTACAACACGGCACAGTTAATCAGCGCCGATGGAAACACGTATGATGAAGAGCGTCTCACAGATGATGGTCGCCTTCATTCTATCCGTTCGGGACAAGTTGGAATCATTGACAAATTATCTTCATATCAATTTGTTATAGATGATAAACTTGTACCATCAAGACCGGTTGATGTTTCAAAAATTAATGGCGGAAAATCTATTTCGGCGCAGCCACTGATTGAATTAGAAAAAGCACTTCTAAATGCTGAAATACTTCCACGATCCTTCTGTGATTACAACAGAAACTTTATCATTGGTCGTGCCTATGCTCTTGATGGTGGTGTCGCCAATCTAAACAATAGATCAAATCAGCTCCAATTGTTCTACAATGAAAGCACGACTGCTGGCGTAGATGAAGCACCGCAGAAAGACAAACTCCTCATGTGTTTTATCTATCATGTTCGCCGCATAACCATCAAGGGAGATTCGGTCGCTGTATCTCTCTAAATAATTTCTATCAATTAATTTAAATTATTTTTTTATTTTTATTTTTATATTTCTTAATAGTAAATGTCAAAGAAATATTTAACTCTCAATCCGAACAATGTTCCCGCTTCGGGTAAAGTTTCCTTTGCTCGTGGCAATCCGGTTCTTACCATGTCTCTTGGTCGCCAAGATGCCATGTTAGATCCCAGCACTATCCGTGTATCTGGCAAACTTAATATTTGGCGTGATGCCGCTGGCAGTCAACACCCAACTGCCGCCCAAGCATCTGAACTCCGTGGATCACATAAACTTGGAATATATTCAGCCATAGATCAGTTGGTTTTTCGCCACGCTGAAACAAAGCAAGTCATCGAGCATATTAGACATTACGGAAGATTTATGTCTTCTTATATGCCAGTCATGTCGGCAATGCAAGATGTCTCGGGTCATCTTTCGCGATCTCATTTAATTTATCCAAATTATCAAGCATATCGCGATGCCATCATTCGTAGTACTGGCGCCTCTGATTTCTGTATTCCACTACCTTCTGGCTTGACGCTTGGTGGGGAAATGGTTCCTCTTCGTGATATTCCTCTTGAAATTGAAATCCACCTCGCACCGGATAGTCAGTTTTTCTATTCTTCCGATGGAACAACTGCGAACATTTCAAACGCTTTTTATGAATTAAGTGATCTTGAATTAACATGTGAAGTTATGGAAGGATCTCCCAAAACTGATACTGGCGCGTTCACATTCAATTCCATTACTTCGTATTTCTCAACTCTTGAAAGCACCAATTCCATCATCAATTTCAATCTTGGCTTGTCAAAGGTTCTTGGGGCATTTGTTAATTTTGTTCCTTCAAACTTTGTGAATAATCTAGGACAAGATGGATATTTGACTTATATGCCGTCTCTCGCAACAACCGGTGGTGGAGGTGGAGGTGGTGATCTTGCTAATCTTGAAACCATTTCTTTCCTCCGTAATGGTGAAAGATTCCCCCAGCAATTTGAAGTTGATAGTGTCCGAACATCAAACAATCTCACATCGTGTGTTGATAGTCAAGTTATTAGTGGTTTCATGGGAGCAATTATTCCCCAGAGTATGCACCACAGAACCACTGTTTCCCCAGAAAATACAAATCGCAATTATCTTGTAAGCGACGCAGCCGCTGTTGGATATAGGTTAATGCCAGACACTGGCGCTGTTTATGGTGTCGGTCAGTTATATGACATGTTAGATTCCGAAGGTGTTGATTTCTCTCGCGCCCAGTTCTCCATTCAGATGACTAATGGTCTCAGTGATGGAAATCCAACTTCTGCTTATCTATTCATTAAATCAAAGGTTGTTGTCGCATATTCTCCAAGTGGCGTGCAAGTTGTATCTTGAATATTTTCTATCAATTAAATTATTTTTTTATTTATTTTTTATTTCTTTTTATATTTTATTAATATAAAATGACTGACATTAAAGATGACTCGCAAGATTCCAACATGGGTGAACGCATTCCCAATCTTATGAAAATTGGTGAAATCCCCACTGAATACGGACAGACACTGACGACCGACATAATTGATCCAGTAACCTTCAACCAAGAAAGATGCCGTTTCACTTTACAGCGTGTTTCTGGTTTTCTCCATTCTAATTCTAAAATCACTCTGGCAATTACTCCACTCACGAATGGTGGTGCCACTCCTTCATATTATCCAGTAAATGTTGGAATATCCCAGTTAATCAAATCCGCACAGCTGACGATTGGAAACAAGGTTGTTTGTGCCGTTGATGATTATGCATCGTTTCACGCATATCAATCTTTATTTGACACCAATGAAAATAACAAAGAACGTGAACAGTGCCTTTCACAGCGTTTAATGAATAATGCCCCAGTATATGAAGCCCGCTCCGTCGCTGATGTATCTGATAAGCCAGTCAATTCCGCATCTCGCATTGGTCTTGATAATGGAAAAAATCCCGTCGTAAATGTTGTTTCTGGGGTTCAGCAGTTCCAATTGCTCCCCTTCCAGAGACACGACGCGACCTCGGCGGAAACGGTTTCCGAAGCTCCCACATACTCTGTTGTTCTTTCGGATCTTTTCCCCTTCCTCGCCCAGAATCAGATTCCAGCATTTGCGATTGATGAAGAGATCCATGTTGATCTAACTTTCCAAGACACTCTATCTTCTCTCTCTGGTGCTTCTAATTCTCGCAGAATGTGTGTCGCTGGCGCTGGAACTTCTGCCGTTGAATACCAGATCAATCGGAATGAAGTTAAGATGATTTATGATTCAATTGTATATGATGGAGAAATAATGGCATCTTATCTAAAACAGAATCCAAGATTATCATTCCAATATAAAGATTATCGTTTAGCAAAGAGAACGGGAGATCAAACGGCATTTTCAAAACTTGTTTTCAATGTTGGTGGCAATGGTCGTCTTGTTTCAAAGATAATCATGGGCTTACAGAAAAACGCGGATTATGTTTCGCGAGGTCTGTTGCTCGGTGATGCTGTCTCAAAATCCGGTGGTGCTGGAACTGAACTAAAAATTAATATGAGATACAATGATCGTTTTGAGTTCTCTGTTGATCGTGATAATCGGGCGCTTCATTTCCATACAACCCAGCAAGCCGAAGGACGTGTTCCCATGGTTTCGTCGGAACAGTATGCAGCCAATCCAGTCAATTCGCTGACGACTTCCACATTTGAGGGACACGCACAGAATAATGGAGACAGTGGTCTTGCCGCGTGTTTCAATTGGACTGCTATGAAACCTAATCGTTTTGAACGTATCAATAACAAGGGGATTGAACTCCATTATGATGCGACACTTGGCGCCGCAATATACACGCTCCGTGTATATGTAGAATTGGAGAAGGTGGCAACAATTGAAAATGGCATTTTTGATTGTTATTTTGCATAAATAATAAAAATATATTATTAATATAAATGAATTGGATAATGAAAATAATTTGGGATTATTTCCCAACATGTGAAGAATGTAAAAGACACCAAGAACAAAGAAAGGAAATGTTAAAAATGATTGAGGATATATTAAAAACTCAAAATGAATGTTTAGAATACATGAAAAAATTAAAATAAAGTGTCCGAGATAGAATCATAATTTGAGACATATATAATTTTAAAAGTTGTTTAGTCCTTTTATTTTTCAATTCTATCCCAGACACTTTTTTCTTTTTTCTTTTTTATTTTTATTTAAATATTTTAATCTTCTATTATATATAAAAGATGAAAATAAGTGTAAAAGATCCGATTGAAGAAATCAAATCTGCGCGACCTAATTTAAAAACAAACACCGTGAAACAGTATCAAACAAATCTTAATAAATTAAAAAAAATGTTTGA